GTCTGACGAGACAAGGTTTGGTACCCTGAATACTAGCTACGAGCTAGGTCACATTCTATTTTTAGTTGCTATTTTGAATTGTATGGTAGACGTAGAGAAGCGGTTTGTTTCTATTGGTCTTTTGACCTTTTCTTGGGACTTCTTATTGATAGGCTGAAATGCTGGGTAACTTGAAGCTCCAGTAATATTTGAAGATTTAATCTCTGACGTCGAAGTTATGATATGGCACCATACTCTATCATGACCGTCACTCCCACTCGCTTCAGTGGTTTTAACGAAGTATGGTTCCCACCGTAGGGAGAAAAGACCGGAACATAAGTGTAAAGCTTATCCCACCACAACGCCCCTTTTCGCGTTATAAAATCAAGATAAAGGTCGCTCCCCCCCCCCCCCCTAAAAAACTATCACTACTCCTCTCACATAATCAGATTATTTTATAATTCTGATTAATGTGAGAGACCCCCAACCAACAAAACTTTTTGTCTAATAAAGACAATATACGAACAAGATGTCGAAATTATTTACTGAAGTTGGCCAAGTTGCTGAAACGATTTCGGAATTGATGTCTGCTTTTAAGGCTTTCGTTGACAGACCTGGTAATGAAGAGCAAGATCTATCGGAGAAAATGCTTACCAGGGTGGAGGATTTATTTTTGGTAGTCGTGGGGCTGTCTCAGAGTCAGTCCATTACTACTTCTATGATCCTGGTTTTACAATACGCCAGGACATACACCAATGAGTCATTTGTGTTGTTGATCAAGAAGTTCTTTACTTCTATGCGAATTGATCAGCATGATGGACAAGGACCTCAACCTATCCCAAGGAAGAGTATAAAGTTTAGTCTGCGCAATGCGAAAAAGAATGGAGGGATGGATGATCTCATTACGTCGTTTAAGGGGATGAGTGCTAAGGAGAAGCTCTACGCAGTTAGGAGCAGTGAATTGACGGAATTCACAAGACACGCCATCAATGCTTTGATGGTTATTGGACTTTGTCCAGAACAAGCAGAAACTGTATTGGGTACCACCCTTTATGAGTTTGTGGGGTCTAAAATGTCCCCCAAAAGTTCAAAAATGGAGTTTTTGGAATCCATTTTCCATTGTGCCGATTGGGTAACAGCAAGTTTGCTGCCAGCGGTTGAAAAGAAGGATTGGAGTTTGTTGATTGGAAAGGACGAGTTGATGGAACTCAACAAGAACTACGCCCAGGCCATAGATATGGTAGATCTAATGATGGCAGGCAAAATGGCGAAAGTAAGAGAAAAGTATGAAGTTCAGCAGGAAAATGATGTGTTATTCTTTGTAGAAGAAACTGCCATGGCACATTCGGTGTATCTTTCTAGCATGAACAAGAAGAAGAGCAGTTTGCATTATGAGACTGCCACAAAGCGTGTTGTCACTTTAAATAAGTTGATTCTTGATATTCACGTAACCCTAAAAGAAACACCCATCAGAGTCAAACCTTTTGGATTGTTGATTTATGGCGACACAGGAGTTAGTAAATCCACCTTAGTCACAATTTTTAACCAGCAAATATGTTTTGCCAACAAATTCAAGTGTGACAAGAATTCTGTAGTGTACATGAATGGTGATGACGCATATCAGTCTGAATATCGCACATTTCACATCACTTTTGTGTTCGATGACATGGCTAATACAATGCCCGAAAGAACCGTAGACAATCCTTTGAT